GAGAAGGTCGTGCCAGGGGCGTACACGTTCAGGCAGTCGCGGAGGGCAGCGGTCATGAGGTCGGTTGCGGTTGAGAGTATTGTAGCAGGTCGGGGGGTCACTGCCCGTTGGTGTAGTCTCCGATGATGATGCCCGTCTCATTGTGGCGGACCTGAGCGTAACCGTACTCCTCTGAGAGGTCCAGGCACAGGAGCCAGGCACGGTCCTCATCGGTGGTGGTGTTCTCCCAGGGAGCGGAGGGGCAGATCACGTCGTAGCGGGTCATGGGTTGTTTGCTTTGGTTCCCATAGTGTAAACCCCCCAGCGGTCAAACCGTGGGGGGTGGTGGTCAGTGTCAGAATTGGATCGCTTCGAAGTGGGCAGCGGCATCAGCGATGTTCTCCTGTTCGATCCCGTCCACAAGGGTCTCCAGGATCTGCAGGATCTCATCCCCATTGCTGCCACGGCGGAGCAGGGAAACGGCAAGGTTGCTGGTCATGGTGCGTTTGTATCAGTGTGGTTTGGTGGGCGTCTTTCAGGGCGCACCCGTTCCCATTGTATCAGGCAGCGATCAGCAGGTCATCCTCCCAGCGGGCGGCGCTCAGGACCTCAGCGTAGAGGTCATCGCCAAACAGCAGGTCAGCGATCTGATCCATCGTGGCGCTGATCTGGCGGTCCTCATCCGCTTTCAGGATAGCAGCGCGGCACTGGGCAGCGATCTCATCAATGTTCAGAGCGCGGTCGGTGGCGGGGTTGTAGCGCATGGGTCGGTTGCTTTGGTTGACTTGATCAGTATAGGGTGCCAGGATGGCAGCGGGTCATTTGGTGGTCAGTTGTGCCATTGGCATATGGAGCAGGCGGAAGTCCTCCTCAATCCAGGAGAAGTAAACCCAGGCACGATCGACAAAGTTGGTGATCTTGCGGAGGTAATATTTGTCGGAGGGGGACAGGTAGCGGCGGGCGTGTTTGGTCATGCTAGCGTCACGATAGGCGATGCCGTCAGCGATGAAGTGAGTCCGCATGGGGTTCGTTTGGTGAAAGGTTGAAAGGTTGAGGTTTGCTGCCAGGCGGATGCCCAGTGTGCCAGGTTGGCGGCAGCGGGGTGGTCTTAGTGCCCCCCTCAACCTGTGATCAGTATAGAGGGTCGGGAGGGGGCATTGTGCCCCCGTGTGCCAGTTGCTCAGGCGGTTGCCAGAGCGGATTCCAGGCAGACCTCCCGCACCTCCAGGCGGGAGTAGTCATAGAGACCCCGCTGGAGCTCCAGTTCATAATCCTCTGCAGCGGAGCGGCAATCGAACAGGCGGAGGGAATCGAAGTCGGTGCCTTCATAATCCCAACCACCGATCACAGCGTAGACTTTCATCGGGTTTCCTTGTGAACTGAGATCAGTATAGAGGGTCAGGGGGTCGAGTGTGACCCCCCAGTGTGCCAGTGCCTCAATCGGCATAGAGGGAGATGAAGTCCTCCACAAACTCCCGTGCCTCATCACCAGAGAGGCGGGAGATCATCTCACGGGCGACGGTCTCCCAGGAGAAGTCGTCTGCCAGGTCAAAGATGGCGGCACGTGCCTCAGAGGCGGAGAGTTCGGAGGCGGTGATCTGAGCGTAGGTCATGGGGTGTCGGTTGAACTGAGAGTATTGTAGCAGGGGGGTCACCAGCGTTGGAGGTCCAGGTGTGCGGTTCCCCAACCGTCCCGCTCCCAGCGGCGGCGATCATAGTCGTCGGCATCCATCAGGTCATCATGCTCCAGGTCCTCCAGGATGCGACGCGCCAGACCCTCACAGTAGGCAGGGCGTTGGTCGGGGTAGGCGAATTCGGGAAGGGTCATGGGTCGTTTGCTGTTGTCAGTATTATAGGGGGTGGCGCCCCTCAGAACGCCACCAGTTGGTCCAGATCCCATTGTGGCACAGTCTGAACGGTGCCACCGCAGTTCTTCCGCAACCAGGCGTTGATGTGCTTCGTGGTGGTGGCGCTCCACTGAAAGGCAGTCCGCATCCACCCCTTACCTGGCACGATCGCGGCGACGGGTTGATCATAGGAGAACAGGATGCAGGTCCCGTCTGCCAGGGTCACCTCGGTTTGGTTGCTGCCGACTTGCTGGACTTTCATTGGGGTCGTGTGAACTGAGATCAGTATAAGGGGTCAGCGGGCGATCAGGTCGCCTGCAGTGTGCAGTGCCTGAGCTGTCACATGGCGGACGGGACGGATCGGTTCCCATAGTAGCCAGAGCAGCAGGGCGGCAACGGTCAGGCGGAGCATGGTAGCACGGTGGAAGTCAGCGGAGCGGGAACGGGTCAGGGCGTTGATCATGCGGGCAGGATGGAGTCCATCAATTCAACCTCACGGGGTCCGTCAACGATCCATTCCTGCCACTCTTCAAACAGAGCATTCCTGGCGGCAACGTTGCCACTCTGTTGATGATGGTACATTGCGACCTTGACGGCGTGGATCAGGTCGTGGATCATGGCGGTGCGTTGGTTGTCGTTCATCGGATCAGGAAGCAAGGTGAGCAGGGGAACCACAGGAGCGATAGAAGTCTACCATGCGCTCCGCCTCCTCAAGGGTGGGGAACCATTGCGACCGCCACTCACAAGCATTGTAGGGGACCTGGTAGCGGACTTCGTAGCGGATCAGTGCCATGGGGGTTGGTTGCTGATGAGATCAGTATAGGGTGCCAGGGGTGCCGATCAACAGGGTGTGTGCCACCTTCTCAACTGGCACACTGAAACCGACCGAAGTTGAAGTTAGCATAAGCGAAGACCTCACGATTGACCAACTTAAACATACCGAACTCATTGGTGAGAACGTAACCCTCAGCGTCGATTCTGTTACCGTTCAGGTATGCTGCAGGACCATTGTTGCGGCAGATGTGCAGGCAGTCATCTTTGATCGACTTCACCAATGCCCACAGACGCAGCAGGTTGATGTCACAATCGAAGTCCTCAGGGTTGATCTCCTCACCAGCACGAATGCAGGCGTTGATCTGTTGTTTGATCTTTGCCGCTTCCTTCTCACTCACGAAGGTGGCAGTTTGTGCCATCTGGCGGGCGAACTTGCAGACCTCTTCAACATCAGCGAACGACTCCTGATTGTGCAGGATGTATGCTTCGGGTTTCACGAACTTCACCGTTTCGGTATCAGTCCAGATGCTACGGTCAGGGTATGCCTCAGCATCACGAAGATCGCTCTCAGCATAATAGCAAGTGTGCGGAGCGATGATGATGTTCTGGGTTACAATGTCACCGAACTTGTAGGTAACCACGTTCGGAGTGTATTCATTCAGACCACCAAACCCGATGAAGTCTGCCTGATAGATAGTCTCCAAGCGGGGCAGATGATCGAAGCAGCAGTGCAGAATCTGTGCCACATTGCCTTCGTAGAACTGATCAATCTCTTCGTGAGAGTGAGCAATACGAATCTTTTTCTTGTTAAAAACTGCCTTCGTGCCCACGAAGAACTCACCGCAAGCAGGGTCAATCCCCCACACGATGGCAGGGGCACCGTCGATCTTCACGGACAGGTTGCCAGGAGTCACGAACCAGTCCAGCACGGACAGGTCGCCCGTCAGGATGGTATCTTCGGGGTGCTCTTGGTGCTTGTTCTGCATTGCTCTTGTGTTGATGGAATCAGTATGGCACGAAAAAGGGGGGGCCGCAACCCCCCTTGTGCCACTTGCTCAACTGTCACCCAGAAGGTCTGGATCTAGCAGGTCGGGATAGTAAGACTCAACCTCTGAAATCAGTTCCTCATCAGTATAACTGGTGATGTTTTCTTCCATCTGGTCACCAACAATACGAAGCAAATCTTTAGTGCTCATGTTATCAAGCAAACGGTCAATGTATGCTTCAACGAGTGCCTGACGATCAAAAGAGTTAGGTGTCATTTGAGGAGTGTGGTGAAGTTGTCACAAACGATGTTGCAAAGAGCATCCAGAACATCATCGTTCAGGAAGATTTGCTCATCGTCAATTAGACTAGCATAGGAGAGAATGTCCTCCTGGATTTGTTCACGAACTGAAATAATGTCAGTTTCAGTCATCATTTGTCCTCCACAAGATCAAACTTAGAATCAACACATTCCCATTGATGACACAAATCGTAGTCGGGTTCGTTGATCCATTCCTCTGCTTCTTCTTTAGTATTGAAGAACACAGCAGTCGTGTTAGTTTCAGTAACGAAGACAGTGTAAGACATGATCAGTTAGCGTAGAGGGGGAGTTTCTTACGAAGACGAATTGCATCGTCAATCATTTCACCAACCTGTTCGTAAATGTAGGACGAACCACCTACATCAGCGAGCACATCTTGAGTGAAAAGTGTAGAGAAATAATCATCCTGATTAGTCTCTTCGTTGAACTCAAACACATCGTGTTGAGTGAACACGAACGCGGCACACGCTGCGTTCTCACCTTGACTCTCAATCATTGAATTGATAGAGTCACGAAGTTCAGAAAGAGTGCGGTACATAATCAGTTCAGTTCACGAAGTTCGTTTTCAATGCAGTTGAAGATTTCCTCATAGAGGTAATCATAATCGTCTTCCAGGTTGTTGAGAACTTGCTCTGCAATCTCACGGGATTGTGTCACTTGTTCTCCATCTTCATCCATCACGAATACATCAGGATTGGTGAAGATAAATGCAGCAACAGGAGCATCTGCACCCTGTTCGGCAATCATACGCTCGACAGATTCTTTGAGTTGTTGAAGTGTTCGTGCCATCAATCGTCTCCGAAGTTGTTAACCATAAAGTCCTCAAGTTCAGTCAGGTCAGCATCATCCAAACGAATGATGTATTCTGTGATGATGGTAGAAAGCAGGTCAGGATCTTGCCTGCATTTCTCATACAAAAGCTCAAACAATTCGGTTCGGTCAGTCATACTAATACGTGACGATAATCAATGGATTTGATGCACCAACCTGTTGCACAGGTGATCTCTTCTACGAGGTCTTCTTCATCATCTGCCTCCCAGATTTGACCGATAGTTTCTGCAACAATCTCATTGTATTCTTCGAGTGTGATCTCATCATCAGGATCATCAAAATCGAAGAAGATTTCGGTGACTTGAAACAACATCAGTAATCGTAGTTTGCGTTCAGGTACTCATTGACATCGAACTTCTCAGTATCACGAAGTTCGGGAATGTCAAGGTCAAAAATCTCACCAGGCATGTCTTGGATTTCAGACCAGAGTTCATCAAACATGGTTGTCTTTCAGGTGAACAAATGTAATTTATCAGGGGTCACGACGAACCG